CAGCAAGACGCAATTGCTGCACTCGCGCAGCTAATCGAGGATCACGTCAAATAACCCTAGGCCCTCTAGGGTCTTTAACAAATTGGTTGACATTTTGGCAGTTCGATCGTACAATATACATATGTTGAAGGAGCGAGCAATGACCACTGTACAACGAAAGAAGCGTGTAGATCGCAATCACATCATCTACGAACTGCGTGTTAATGGTCAAAACTACATTGGCGTCACTGCCAAGACAGAGTCAACTATTAATAAGTCAGTGTTGGCACGTGCCGCGAAACACTTCTATCGTGCCAAAACAGAGTCGAAGAACTGGCTCTTGTGTCAAGAACTGCGCAAGCTCGCGAACAAGAACGAGATTGAAGTACTTGTACATGAGGTCATCCGCGGCAAAGCGGCTGCACACCGTAGGGAAGTAGAAATCCGTAGAGCTGTTAACCCTACACTGAACACGGACATTCGAGGTGATTGACACCTTGGGTGTTCGGCAGTATAATACAGGTATTGTAACGTTAAGGAGCGAATGATGACTAACCCGATTCCACATAGCAATATTTGGCACACTCCCGCAGATCTCAACGAGCTGCACGATATAATCAATCAGTTCACAGGCCAGGATGCTGCGCTGGCTGCACACGTGATGATGCTGACCCTGAACACCTGCCACAAATTGGTTGCTGATTCTATCAAGGAGACTGCATGATGCGTTACTGGGACGAACTGCTGCGCGAACAGCACAATGGGGTCACTGTGATCGTGGACAAGACCTGGGAAGATTGCACTATCCGCGATCTCTTTGATGATACCTGCTGTGATGTAGAGGACTTAGAGCGCAAGGTTAACCGGGGCGATTTGGATTGGTTTATGCTCAGGGCTCGTGTCATGTTCAATGACATGGAACTGGGATCGTCGATCTGCGGTGGCTACCTCTACGAAGATGCTCGCGAGGTTCTCAGGGACGGTTGTGCTGCTGATCTGATCTGGCAAGCAGAGGAAGAAGCTAAGAAACGATTACCCGAGCTAATTGAAGGGTTATTGCGTGTAGAGGTTGACAAATTGGCTGCGTGAGCATACAATAGAGACTTAGTAACACAAAGGAGCGCGAAATGAAACAGACAATTTTTAGCACTAGCGGCGACGGCTACTGGTCTAACGTTGCAAAGCCTGTACACGTTACAGATATGCGACTTGCATATGTAAACGACGAAAAAGACTTCGGCGAGCTGCGTGTATACTTTAACACTAAGTTTTGGGATGTAGACACAGACGGTCTCATTTACACAGACGAGGGATTTATGACAGACTTGCGCAACTTCCTCGCGCTGCAGGGTCTTAACAACTTAGACATAGACTATAGCGAGCAAGGGATGCAAGGCGACAATTACGTTAGCTTAGACGTAGGCGCTGCGTTTATTAGTGCGTGGGATGCAAAGTTTAATTTGTTTGCATAAAAACAACAGGGGTTGACAGCCCCTGCTTTTGACAGTATAATAAACACTTCAACAACGCAACTAAGGAGCGAAACTATGGAAGCGCAAGCACGTGAGTATTTTGTCCGTCGTCTTAACGAAGTAGCACAAGAGAAGGTGCAGGCTAAGGCTGTAGAACTTTACGGCGCAAGTGGCCGTCCAGAACAGCCTACGTGGGGTATGGTCTTTGAGGGCATCCGCTCAGGCGAGATTACCCTTAAAGCAGACAAGGTAGACTACACGGGTCCTTACCTCAACCCTACGGACGTGGAGTGGCCTGCTATGGAAGCAAAGAAAGCAGAGCTGGAAGCATATCGCAAGTTGGTAGCCGCTGAGAAGCAACGGGCTATGGACGCTGTCTATTTGGACGAGAGCGCACAAGAAGCCCTTAAGGCATTTGAAGCAATTTAAGGGGTTGACAGGGCCTACGGGCCCTGTTATAATATAGGCTTAGCAACACACAGGAGCGAACAATGGCTACACGAAGCACTATTGCAATGGAGCAACCCGACGGCCGCGTAATGCAGATCTACTGCCACTGGGACGGCTACATTGATCACAACGGTCAAATTCTCAGCGAACATTATACAGATCGTGCCAAGGTCCTGGCACTCATGCTCTTGGGATCGATCAGCTCGCTGCGTCCTGAGATCGGTGAGCCTCACGACTTCGATGCTCGCTATACCAACGAAGATCACCGCAACAACTGGACCTGTGCCTACGGTCGAGATCGTGGTGAGAGCGATACTGAAGCTGCTGTTTTCGCTAACTACGAAGCCTACGTCAAGGATCACCAGTACGAGGAATACGAGTATATCTTCCGTTCGGACGATCAGTGGTATGTTTCCGAATACGGACGCCCCTACCGCTTGCTCGCTGCTGTGTTGATGGAAGCAGAAACCCTAGAAGACTAAGGGTTATTTTTAGGGGTTGACAGGTTGGCTGTTTGATGGTACAATAGAGTCATAGTTAAACAAAACGGAGCGAAGATGCAGATTACATTCACTGAAGGCTGGTACAACATCAAGGGTCAACCTGTTAACGTTGCAGGACTTACTTTTAATCTTGTAGAAGATTACAAAGTGTCTAAGAACGGCGACGGCTATGTTACTGTTGATGGTACTAGTGTAGAGGGCTTCCCTGAGCGCAATATCCGAATCAAGTGCCGTCAGGGCGACTATGCTGTCGCAGGTACTGTTCAAGCAACACAAATTCCACAAGGGGTATCAATGCTGACTGCTTTAAAGTCAAAGAGTGCCAAAGGCGCAGAGGTCACCGATTTCACTCAGATCAAGGTGCCCGATACTGCTGTAGCACACGAGTCCGACGAGGACATCATCGAACGCACTCGTCTGCGCTTTGACATCCTCAAAGATATGACTAAAGCTGTCAAGAATGGTGATGTACGTGCTATGATCGTCACAGGCCCTCCAGGTGTGGGCAAATCCTTTGGCGTTGAAGAAGTACTTGCCAAAGACGATCTGTTTGATATGATGGGTCAGCGTAAGCCCAAATATGAGATCGTCAAGGGCGCAATGTCAGCCATTGGTCTGTACACTAAGCTCTACAAATACTCAGACGCTAAGAACATTCTTGTGTTCGACGACTGTGACTCAATTCTTTTGGACGACATTGCACTTAACATTCTTAAGGCCGCTTTGGACTCTAGCAAGAAGCGTACCATTTCGTGGAACACTGACAGCCGTCTGCTTCGTTCAGAAGGAGTGCCAGATCGTTTCGAGTTCAAGGGTGGTGCTATCTTTATCACTAACTTGAAGTTTGAGAACGTTCGCTCTAAGAAACTGCAGGAGCACTTGGCGGCCCTAGAGTCACGCTGTCACTATATTGATCTGCGTATGGACACAGATCGCGAGAAGGTACTGCGTATCAAGCAGATTGTCAAGGATGGTATGTTGGATAGCTACGAGCTGGAGGACATTGCCAAAGATGAGGTTGTCAGCTTCATCGACGACAATCGCGCTACTATGCGTGAACTGAGCCTGCGTACTGTGCTCAAAGTCGCAGACCTGCGCAAGAGCTTCCCATCTAACTGGCAGAATATGGCCAAGGTCACTGTTATGAAAGGAATTGCATAATGGATTACCGTCCGCTGACCTGTCAGTGGATTGGGCCCGAACAGGACCCCCGCAAGGGTTCTGTTCACTACTGCGGTAAGCCCAATCTAACTGGAAAGAGCTACTGTGCTGACCACTTCTACAAAGTATATCAGGGTGGCACTTCAGTAAATGGAAAACGAGCAGAAAAGCTCTTGCAAAAGGAAATCGAGTCTGTTAAACTAGCAGAAGAGATAGGAGAATTACTATGAGTACCGTAATTAAGATCGCATTGGCATTCTTGCTGATCGTTGTATTGTTGGCGATTGGACCGTGGCTTGTGATCTGGTCACTGAACACGCTGTTCCCTAGCCTGGCTATTGAATTTGGTTTGGCTACTTGGGCTGCTGTTGTGATCCTAGGAACTTTCTTTCGAGCGAATGTATCCGTAAAAAGGAAAGATTGAGGTTGATTCTTCCAGAGCGTTCTGCTAATATTTAAGAACGCTGAAGAACAAGTAATCAGCTATATTAACTTAAAAGGAAACAAAATGAAACGCATTTCTAAAGACACCAAGACTTTCAAGGTCTTCAACGCACTTTACAATGGTGCAAAACTTACCCAATCCGAAGCAACTAAGCGTTTCGGCGTAGGTAACTTGGCTGCTGAAGCAAGCCGCATTCGTCAGCATGGTTACGCTGTTTATGCCAACACTCGTGTTGCTGGCAACGGTGTGACTGTTACCGAATACGAGTTGGGCCAACCAAGCCGTGAGATCGTAGCACTTGGCTACAAAGCTCGCGCAATGGGTATCACTCTTTAAGAGTCGCTCCTAAAGTAAACGATCCGATTCGCTCCCGGGGACTTTCTTTGAGCCGCTACTACAGCGGCTTTTCTTTTGGCTGGATGTTGCAAAAATGCCACACCGGCCGGCACTCTCCAAACCGGTTGACAACTTGGGCGATCAGCTATATAATAGAGACAGTTAGACAACGGAGCGAAGAATGCAATTCACAGCAGATCAAGTATGGGGCCTGGCTGTTAGGGCTGATGTTCAAAATGGCGGCTACTGCAAAGAGCCAGTCTATGCTGCTACTGCCACCCACGGGATAGACTACAACACCGTGATCAAGCAACCAAACAAGGTCTTGGTCAAGCAATGGCTCCGCGACAATGTGCAGCCTACAGCAGAAGAGATCGCTCAGGGACAGCAATATCGCGCACAGATCAACACCTTCACCATGAAGCTGCTGACTGGGAAGATCACAGACTTCGAGCAGACTGCTCTCAAGATTGCCCAAAAGGACGAGTTCACGGGCCGTGATATGTTGGACTTCGCCATTGTCAGCTGCTTGCCCCAGTCAGCTCGCATGGAGCAATCCCGGACGGAGATGAAACGAGAACTGTTCCAAAGTGAGCAACTCCCGGGCGCTGTAGGGGATACTGTTGTGATCTCTCTGACTGTAATACGTTCGCGTTACAATCCTGAATACAACAAGTTCAAGATCTACGCCCGTGCAGGTGAGTCATTTGTGGACTTTTGGTTCTCACGTGCTGTAGAAGGTGAACTGCGGGTGAAGGCCAAGATCAAACAGCATCGTGGCGATAAAACAACAGCCCTAAATTATGTGAAAATCATCAGTTGACAGGTTGGGCACCTGGTGCTACAATAATGATACTGAGAGAGTAATTGTTTTAACTGTTTTTTAAGCGAGGTCTTATGTCAAAGCAAGTAGATGTTTCCGTTCGCCAAGTTGGTCCTAAAAACGCCAAGAAGGCAATTCGTAAGGCGGTCAATGTTCGCCGTCCAGTGTTCCTGTGGGGTCCTCCAGGCATTGGTAAATCCGATCTCGTCAAGCAGATCGGTGAAGACGCAGGTCGTGAGGTCATCGACGTCCGCCTAGCACTTTGGGAGCCCACCGACATCAAGGGTATTCCTTATTACAATGCCGATCAAGGCAAAATGACTTGGGCTCCTCCTGCAGAACTGCCTGTGGACCCAGATAGCAAGGCAATCATCTTCTTGGATGAATTGAACTCTGCTCCTCCTGCTGTTCAGGCCGCGGCCTATCAGTTGATTCTGAACCGTCGTGTTGGTACCTACGAACTGCCTAAGGGTGTTGACGTAGTCGCCGCTGGTAACCGTGAAGGTGACCGTGGTGTTACCTACCGTATGCCTGCTCCGCTGGCTAACCGTTTCGTTCACTTGGAAATGAAAGTGGACTTTGATGACTGGCAAGACTGGGCTACCTTGAACAAGGTGCATCCAGATGTCGTAGGTTATGTAGGCTTTGCCAAGCAAGACCTGTATGACTTCGATCCTAAGAGCCCTAGCAAGTCATTTGCTACTCCTCGTTCTTGGATGTTCGTTTCTGACCTGCTCAGCGACGACGATGTTGACAACGAGACTTTGGCTACCCTGATTGCGGGTGCCGTTGGTGACGGTCTGAGCAATAAGTTTATGGCTCACCGTAAGATCGCAGGCAAACTGCCTAAGGCAGAAGACATTTTGGATGGCAAGGTCAAGGACCTGCAGATCAAAGAAGTGTCTGCGATGTATTCGTTGACTGTTTCACTCTGCTACGAGTTGAAAGACCGTGCTGAGAAGAAGGTCAAGGACTGGGACGGTATGGCAGATAACTTCTTTGCCTATATGATGGCTAACTTCCCAACAGAGTTGGTTGTTATGGGTGCAAAGACTGCTCTTACTAACTACGACCTGCCCCTGGACGCTACTAAGATGAAGTCGTTCGACAAGTTCCACAAGCGTTTCGGCAAGTATGTTCTTTCAGCAATGG